CCCTCTTTAGATAGTAGTAACCGAGATAAGATCATTGCTCTCCGTATTCGGGATAAGGCCGTAAGTGAATTCCCACCTAACGATAAACTAGAGGCGGTTATCAACAGCGAGCTGCCTTACCTAGCTAAGTATTTAATAGACCTTAAACTTTCACCTAAAGTTGAAGGGACGGGTCGGTTCGGAGTCAAAAGCTTTATCGATCCCTCTATTGCTGACGCCGCTTATGATAATAGTTACCGTTCAGCTATTGCAGAGCTAGTTGAGTTCTTCACTAAGCGTTGTCGTGAGATCAATACCGATATGAAAGAGTGGAAAGGGACCCTTACTGAGTTTCAGGTCTCGCTACACGATTTCAATAATGGTCGGAGTGTAGGAATGTCAAACAACCTAGAGTTCGTCCGGCGAGGAATGTGCACCTTAGAAGATGCAGGTCGGGTTAACAAAAAGATCAGACCGATAAAGTCTAAAGGCCAAGGCGGTGGTAAGCTATGGACTATCAGCCTTTCTTCTTCTTACGACATTGACTCTCAAGAGAATCGGGACGTCGTGTTGACCGTATAGGTAAGTGGTAGCCGTTGCTCATATAGGTGAAGCCGTATTCGTCGGCTTCACCTCTTTTTTTGTAGTATTTGTTTTTACCAACCCCTTTTGCGCTAGACCACCCACAAAACCATACTTTAGACAGATCTTGGTGGACGCGCATGAAAAAATAAATATCCGCCTTAAGTTCTTGGTTCTTTGATTTAGCGACGGAGGCCGAATAATGGATCATAGGGCGACCACTACAGGTCTTAGCCTTTACATCTATATTGTAACCTGTGAGTTCATAGTCGTGCGTGAACGACCTGTCCCCCACGTATACGGCCTCAGGGAAGGTGTTCCCGAAGGCAACTTCCCCTAAAAAACCAGTCATTCGGCCTCTTCCTCTAGTGAAAGAGTTGTCTAGCACTCCTAGTTGTTGTGAACGTCGAAAGGCCTCCGCGACGTCTTCTTTAGTCGGCTCATAAATAATAAACCGACTCATTTCTTACTGGGTTTTTTCTTACGTGCTTTTCTTAAAGCAGACTTACGCGACCTATACTTTGCGGTCTTCTCCGCAATCTTTTTAGGTTGTTTGACGAACTGCTTTCCAGACTTCATACCCTTCCGCTTCTTGCGGCTAGTTCGGGCATACTCTTCGTCAGTCAAAGCCTCACGCGCAGCCTTCGGCAAATACCGCTCTCCCGTCTTCAGTGAAGGCTTACCGGATTTGGTTCCCCATTTCTCTCGTGTCCAGTTGTCGAGAGATCTCTGTGAAGCTTTCTTAGGCATTAGTAACCGGACCTTTTACGGATGATCTTCTTAGCCTTCTTCTTAGTAGACGGCTTAGTGTGGCCGTAGCCCTTCTTCTTCATGGCAAGGTGCTGCTCGTAGGTGTTAGCCTTGTAGCCCTTACCGGACTTATCATACATCATGTGTGGTTTGAACTGTTTCATTAGTCTCTGTATCCCCCTCCGTTTTTCTTGTATCGTGCTGCTAGTAGCTGCGCTTTGCGGGCTGACCACTGGCCAGCTTTACCGCCTTTTGTTCCGGCTTTGATTTGTCTAAACAAACGCTTTCTAAGCTCCGGCTTCGTGTAGTTACCTGCTTCGTTGACTCTCGATTTCTTCATTTTTAAATCCTTTCTCTACTCCCTCCATAAATGAGTTTCGCGAAGCCCCTGACGCGGCCCCATAAAACGACTGTTTTTTCGTCTCCTCCCCTAAGAGTTGGGAGAGCTTTTCCATACGCTTTTTAACCCCCGTAGCGCCTTCCCGATAATCTTTACTATCGAGGAACTCTGGTTGCGCCTTTTTAAAATCACCCTCGCGTATGAACGCCATCGTCTTTTTGGAGTCGGGCATCATCCCCCGATAAAAAGAAGACAGGATCTCACTTTGAAGGTCAGGAGAAAGATCAAAAAACTTGTCCCCGATCATATCTTCTTTTAAAGCTATCTTCGCTTTCTCGTCCAGTGAGTTTACCATCATCCCTCGTGCAGTCTCTTGGTCTATACTCGCCCCCGATAAATCAGCGCGTCCTGCTATTCCGCTACGGCCCATTATAATATTTCCTTTATAATAAGGTGATGCTTTATAATCCTCTAGGCTCCCATCCCCGATTAAATTACCGTAACCAATCGTCCATTTGTTTTTGGAATCTAAGTAGGGTTGTTTTACGTAGCCCTCATGCCCCATAATTACTTTGGCGGCTTTACCTAGATCGACAGGGCGTTTGTTTGGTTTTACTAATATTGGGTCTGGCATTATTTTAAGCGTTTAAGGATTCGTTCGTAGGCTGGAAAGAAAACTTCGTCGATGCAACGGATACAGGCTTCTTCCTGAAAGCTCTCGCAGAACGAGATGCCTGAGATATGGAAGGCGGCGTGTAACATTTCATGACGTAAGGTCGGTATGATTTCGTGTTCCGGTAGTTTGTTATGTAACTGGATTATTCGTTTCTCGTGTAAATACTGTCCGTAACAATCATCTAACTCAGTCTTTTGGATCTTGATCCGCTGACCAGCGATCATGACTGACTTTAGTGATTTCATGCCCGTTTCTTTTTCTTACTAGCCCTGTTCTTCTTAATGGCTAGTATTCGGAGATTCTGGTCTGAGTTGTTGCGGGGGTTCCCGTCTTTGTGGTCTACGTCTTTGCCGTTCACGGCTCCCTCCCCTACTTTCTTAATCATTTTACGGCGGGCCAAGACCCTACTTGACCTATTCTTCCTTTGTTTCGGGGTGCCGTGATAATCATCATATTCTTTACGATAATCCCTTTTCCGCTGTTTTTTGAGTATGTCCGCTTTTTTCATTCGTCCTTAAAGTATTCGACAATCGCTTGCGCGTATACGTCGGCTAGTAGTGAGTGCTTGTTATCCATTAGTATCCATTCCTTCGGGGAACTGCCGAAGAATGGCTCGCAGATCACGGCAGGTGGTGGCACGCTCCGCAAGAATCCGGCTCCCCGACCGTCTGGCTCAACCGCCTTTACGCCCCTGTCCTTCTGCACCTTAAAGGTTTCAGATTGGGCTTTGCGGAAACACTCCGCTAAACGGCGACCGTTGTTGCTGGTGTGGTAATGTAAGTATTCGTAGCCCCCTGCTTTCGTGCTTGAGTAGCTGTTGAAGTGCAGCTCAATCGCGATGTCGCACTTCTCTTTCGCAACGCTCTGGCCTAACCAGTCCATCGCACGGCTGTAGCTCTCTGACGGGTAGTCGTCAAAGACTACCGATTGAACGCCTTGGTGGCGTAGGTGGTTCTGTAACAGGTCTGCGACCTTCTTGTTGTAAGTCCACTCGTCCACACCGCCGACAGAGCTTGCGCCTTTGTCGCCTATCCGGCTGTGGCCAACACAAATAGCGACCTTCTTGAGCTTCTTAACCTTCTTGCGCTTGGCAGCTTTAGCCACTCTGTAAGCGGCTATCAGTTCTAGAATCTTGTCGAGTATTTGGCTTGGCTTCATTTCGCGATAATAATAGCGCGGCGGTAGCTGTAGTCACTGTGAAACTTCTGGCCACTGCCTACGAAGATGCCTTCCTTAAACTGATACTCAGCACCTTCAATTAAGGTCACTGTTGGTGGATCGTAGAGCGCACTTCTGTTCAAAGCGGAGGCGTCTTGATATCCTCTCGATACGCAGCTTGGCAGCAGGAGAGCCGTCAGCAGCGAGATCGTCGATTTCATCTTCCAGCTCATAAATGTAACACCTTCTTTTCCAATTCAACGTAGCGACATACGCCTTGATTAGCTCAGTGAGCAGCTTAATCACTTATCCTTAGCCTTGAACACGTTAAGCGCGAGCCAGTCAACGATCTTGTATGCCTTACCGATAAAGGTATCATCCTTCGGCGTAGGTGTAAGGGCAGCGATAGCGGACGCGGCTGCAATGATGGCGGTGACAACCCCGAAGAGTTGCTCTTTGTTTTCTAAGATGTAATCAATCATTTCTTGCGGTTGCGGAATTTTTCAACTGCCGTTATAGCAGAGAGGACGGCGATAATCAAGCCGAGAAAAGTCGAGAGTAGTTGGATTCCCATATCTAGGTTTTCAGGTAATGTTGACATGAAAGCGATAGCAGATCCAACGATACCGGATATAGGGTGCGTGATGTGTTGAAACATTAGAGTTCAGTAGGTGCTGGTTTTAATGATAAGAATGTCTGTTCAGTGAGTTCCTCGATAGATCCGGCTTCAAGTGGGCCTTCTAGCATCTGATCGTCGTTGGCTGTAAACCGCCAGCAGTCAATCGCGATGAGCTTGCCGGAACCGTCGGTGGCGTCAGCGAGTTGCTCAACCGGAGGCAATCCGGTTAAAGTCGTTTGCTGCTTATTAGGATAACCGCGAGACTGATCGACTCCCACTGCGAGGGCCGTGTATACGTCAGGTTGGCAGACATAGTAACGAAAGCCTGTATCGGCTCTCGACTGTTCGATCTCTGTAAGCGGTTGTTCTTCGTCCATTGTTAAGGTTCTACAAATTCTAAGATGTCATCAAGCTCGTCGATTGCCTCAAGGTCTTCTTCGACGGGCGGTTCCCAGCTCAAGCGTTGTAGGTAGGTGTCGAGATCAATCTCTTCGATGCCGTCTAGCTCAAAGTCGTCGGTCTCAAGGATGCCGGACTTCTTGACGCAGTAAAGTCGGTCAGTGCCAGTCTCTGGATCTAAGAAGGTGTCAGACCAAACAGCGAGCCACCTGTCAGTGCCTTCACCGTCTGGTAGACTGCGGGCTTGGTTTCCGGCAGCGGTCAATGTTTCGTAGGACGCCTCATTGCTGAAGCGGAAGAAGCGGTGGGTTTCGTTTGTCATTAGAGTTCGATTGGTGGGTAAAAGTCTGCGATTGAGTCAACGGTTGGAGCGTCTAGTGGCTCGCCATCGTCATCAACGCCTTCGATGAGCGGGTAGGATGGGTGCTTAAGCATCGCCCATTTGTCACCGTCTTGGTGTTCGATGATGGACGCCCAGCCTTGCACGATGACGCCATCGTAGCCCTCACCTTCGATTATCTTCTGGTGGTAGGCTTCAAGCTCTTCCTTTGTTTCGGTGACGTAATACATTAGTAGATGGTGTAAGTGTCGTTGATGTTGTTCTCAATGCCTGTGCGGTTGGCTGACTGGTCGGTGTTGAATACGACGATTTCTTGGATTGTTCCGTCTAAATTGTCGTTTGAATATTGACCGCCTCCAATTTGAGAGGCGTATTGGTGAGAATACAAATTGTTTGAGCTTGTGGCCTCCTCTGTCCCATTAAGATAGATACTTGAATCTGTATCTAGAAGACGGAGCGTTGCCAAGTAAGTCGCATTTGGAGTTACGCCAGATTCAAGAAGAACTCCATTAGAGTTACTCAAAGCTTTACCTTTTATTTCTGAATTTCTAACATAAAGCGCGTTTCCGTAAATATCATAAAAACTCGGGTTATTACCGCCCACAATTAAACCGTCAGAATCATTTGTTGTGAACACAGCCACATAAGTTCTAGAGTTGGTTGTGGCTGATAGGTTTGTAGTTAACGCCAATTCGTCGTCAGTCCCATCAAAGTCCAGCGCAGGCAGACCGCCCTCAGTGACTAACGTGCCACCATCGACGAGCTTGGGCATGTAACCTTCAAACGGCTGTGTTGCGTGGTTAGTGCCGCCTTGGTCATACCATGTAGTTACTTGGCCGTCGGCTGTGAGTTGGGTGACTTCAATATCTTTAAGATAAAACACATCCCCGCTAGTAGCTGCTGAATCATGATACCAATAAAGTTTCTCTGCTCCTGATGTCATTGGGTTTGTGTAAGAATTCACCGTTACAGTAACCCATTGGTCTAACGTGTTGATAG